CTTTAGCTGCGTGTCTGCAAATATATTTAATAGCATTTCCTTCGGCAAACAGCAATTTGTTTTTATTAATAAATTCACTGGGTTGAATCTTCATGTCTTTATAGTGAGATCCTCCAATTTGTTTTTTATAAACACTCATAATCTAAATGATTTATAAATATCTTTTGGTCTGATTATATGTAAATGGTCCTTGGTCCGTGTTGCACCGACATAGAACAAACGATTCTCATCGTCGGGAAAACGATCCATATTTTTTTGAGTATTGTTACTTAAATCTGTAAGAAGAACTACATTTTCTTTTTCACCACCCTTGACACCATGAATCGTTGACAATAAAATGCGTGGTTCTTTATTAAGTTGCTCACCATTAGCTCTCATCTTTCTGATATATTTAACTTGTTTTTGTGGAGCAGAATCAAAAGCTTCATACCATACAGCTTTAGTTTTTAACCCATGATTGTTATAAACTTCTGTCATGTTGTAAGGTTTATCTTTATTAAGATATTGAAGATTTTCTTTTGCATAATGATCAGGAGACATATAAGAAGACACCCTTTTTATTTGATCATGCTTTAAGTCATTGTTTTTACGCCATTTTTCCCAATCAATGATAGCTTCATGCAAATCTTTTTCGTAATCTTTTTTAAATTTATTTTTATAATAAAGACCTTTAGAATATAAAACATTTTCTAATTCATTTAACATGTAACGAGTTCTAGCAAGCACGTACCATTCTCCCTTACTCATATCTACATCTTGAAAGTCATGGTAGTAAGAGAGTAATCCATTTTTATTTTTAGGGGACCATTCTTTATGATGACGCTTAGAAATTCTTTTGACAATTCCCATCGCTATATCATGAACAACTCTAGGAACTCTATGTGATTCTGTTAATCTTAAAAATTTCCCTGTTTGAGCAATGAAACTATCTACATCTGCACCTGCCCATCTAAAAATAGCTTGATCATCATCACCTGCAATGTAGGAATCTTCTGTTTTATTCCAAATTGTTTTTGCCATATCCCATTGCATTATGGATAAGTCTTGAGCTTCATCAATAAAGACTACATCAAATTTTGGTGATGCGTCTGATTTTATAAAATCTAAAACCATGTCATTAAAATCAATTAGTCCATGAGCTTTTTTATAACTTTCTAATTCACCACTTAAATTTTTTAAATCCCTGACGGACACATCATGGGAATGTTCTTTTAAATTATACTGTTGTTCAGGGGTAATTCCTCGAAGTCTAGCGAGTTGAATGATTCTTAAGTAATCACTGTTAGTGGTAAATAATCCTGTTTGTTCATCATCCCATTCATTATAATCCACACGTAAATTAACTTGTTTACCTATATCAGCATAATGCTTACGTTGCATTACATTTTCTTTTTTAATACCTAATCTTCGAAAAGCTAAAGAATGAAGAGTTCTAAAATAAGGAAGATCATCTTCTGTTAAATTGAATTTATCCATCGCACGCTCTCTACCTTCATTTGCAGCTTTTTGAGTAAAAGAAAAATAGCCAATACGATTAGGATCAGTTATTTTTAAATATTTATCTACTTCGTTTAATAAAGTTTCAGTTTTTCCTGTTCCTGGTGGTCCTAATACTATTGTTTTCATTGAATCCATCCCTGTTTTTTACAATATGCGTATTCATCTTCTAGTTCTGATTTTCTCCAATGGGATTTTCCTTTATGATTTCTGCTTGGAGTGTCCCATTTTAAATATTGTGGTAAATAATTACAATTCTCATCTTCAATATGACACACCTGGGTCATGTTATCTGGATCTGGGTTAGGAACGTAACACTTTCCCACCACAACGTGAACCATTTTTGGAACAGGCTCTGGTTGACTTTTATCATAAAGACTTACCATGGGGTATCCATTAAGAGTAGATATGCGTATCGTTGCTATTATAATTCTAGTTCCACGATGTGGAAATTCAGTACAAGTTTGAATAAAAGGCCATATCTTTTTTTTATATTTAGAGCCTTCTTCAGCCACACTATAAAAGGGATGATAGCCGTTGGTAGGATATAGTACATGTTTATTCGGAATTATTTCAGGAAATATAGTTTCCAGTTTTATAGGTCTAAGTACAATGTTATTAACTTTATGTTCTATTTTTGGTTCTTCAAATAGTAATAATTGATCATCATCCTTCATTAAAACACTTCCTTTGGTTTAAACTGTTTAGGACGATATACATTTTCAGGTTTTTCAAATTCGTCGATTGTCATAATTGTTTTATTTTTCTTTCCAATCATTTCTCTTTTAATACTACATCCACATTGATCTCTTAATAACATTTGAGTCTCATCATATTTTTCAGCCCATTTTCTCTTGAGTAAATATTTATGAAAAAATTCTCTAAATATAAAATGATGTTTACCCTCATGAGTCCATACATTTCCAAGAATCATATCTTCTTTAGTTGCTCCCGCTGCGGTACGGTCTGTGCAATATTCTTCAAGATGATCGAGAAGTTGTTCAACTTTAGAAGATCCTTTAGGTGGTTCAATAATTTCTATTCCTGCAAATAATAATTTTACCATATCATTGAAATCTTTTTTACGAAGACTAGGCGGAACTTTGTTTACTTGTTCCATCACAGCTCTTTGAAACAATCGCTGCTCTTGAAGATAGGAGGTATCCTTGAGTCTCACTCTTTCACCGTCTACATTAACGTAATAATAAGGCTCATCCAAATTAATTTTCTGAAGATCACTTAAATCAGGAAATAAGGACTGACCTCTTATGCCATATTTTCGTGTTATACATAATTTTTTATCACAATGATCACACATTGGTTCTTCATTGCATTTAAAACCTAATTCTCTATTTAAATTATATTTTATTTTTTCTTGAATAACTCTGTCTTCTAATGGTGGATCAAAATATTTATAATTGAAAGCATTAATATGTTTAGTCCATTCTTCAGGCCATTTTCTTTTTGCATATTGAATGTATTGATAAAGAACTCTATCTCTGCCATCATTTAATTTAGTTTGAGTTAATGATTCTACACAAGGAGGACCATCACTAAATTCAGATGGTGGTCGTTTAAGTTCTAATTTTTCTAATTCTTCAGGAGTAAGTCTTTTTATTGCTAAAAAAAATTGAGAAATTGTAATAGCTTCTCCTTTAAAGTTAAAGGCGTATCTTGTGGTATTTGTTGAATTAAAATATGGTAAATTTAAAAAATTTCCTGTATCATCATCCGATTTTAATTCCACCTGTTTTGGAAAAACTTCTGCATTGCCAAATCCTAAAAATGCACTAATAGATGTTAGTTTATCTCTCATTAATTTAGCTTCTACTGGAACAGTAGTGAATAAAAAAATATGAGCTCCTCCACTTTTAGATCGACATACAGTTAGAGGTAATTGATTATTATTAATAAGATTGATAAGTTTTTTGTGATTTAGATTATATTTATCAACATCGATACATCCCCATCGACATTGATTATTTTCATCAATGGGTATAATTCCTAGACTTGGTTCAATCCCATTTAAATGATCGTGCCAAAGTTTATCAGTGACAGGTTCTCTTTTAACAAAAGATTTTCCTTTTACTTTTGTTCCATCAGAGCTTTTCTTTTCAACGTAAGTACAGCCATGAGCCCGCTCTAATCCAGAAAATAAATCTATAAAATTCTTCATAATAGTTTTGCGGGGCGGTTTAACTCTCGCGCTGCCGCCCCATTCTTCTTCTTGAAGAAGTTATTAAAACGGTGCTTCGTCCTTAGGTTGCGACTCGCCATGTTTTGCCACAACAGCGCCTTTTGCGACATTGTCAGAAAAACCTTTAGCGATTGCATAAGCCCCTTTATCAGCGATAGGTCCAACCTTGGACACATCCCAACCAAACCATGTACCTTTGTCATTAGACTGTTGTACAGTTTTTAGCTTATAAATGTGGCTATATGTTGGCGGAGTAAATAATCCATTTTTACCCTGCATTTTAATACCCATCATCATTGAATTCCACTTACGACTAATTTTTAATTGAGTCGCTTTCATAGAAATCAACGCTGTTGTAGGAGTTTTACCAAGTAAAACTACAAAATGACTAACCGTATTTTCAAGATAGTTGCCATTGGCTAATCTATCCTTATAATTTTTGTCTCTTGTAGTTTGAGGAATGTCATCTCCTGCGTCATAAATATTGACGGGAGCCCCTTTACTTTCTCCTCTATCTTGCCATTCTATATATTGTCTTTTGTAATAGACTGGCAATACTTCTATCCCCTTTTCGCCATCGTACAATTCATTAGTAACTGAATTGACAATCATACCAGGTTGTGCACCTTCGACATGTTTAGCGTCCCTTTTATTTACTTCAGGGGATAATTGGCCCAAGACTTTTAGAAATGGTAAAGCTAAATCTTCTTGCTTTATATTTGCAATACCTTGGCCTGCATCAGCTTCAAATAGATTCGTCGCTAATGGTCCTGCTTGATCACGTTTCGTGATTTGTGCTTCTTGTTTCATGTTTATTGTTTCCTTTTTATTGTTGTTTTATTTCCAATGAAAACATTGAAAATTTCCGTTGGCATAGGTTTCCCCGCCTCGACACGCTCACGGACTAGCGCTTTCAGAGTCATGGGCTCAACCTTCAACTTTTGTGTCGGTTGAAACCCTTGACCCTTCGCAAGTTCAGCATATGCTGCTGCCTTGTTATCTTCGTTACGTCCAAAAGATACGGTTAATTCATTCTTTATTATATCTCCCAGTCCGTTTTCACGAAGCCAGTTAAACGCCTTCTCTTTGTTAGCTTGAGTAATAGTGGCGCTATAATTTGTTTTAACTTCAACTGATGATCCATCAGCAAGTTTGAGATAAGATAGTCCCATCTCTGTTAACATAGTGGGAATAACTTCTCCAGAAATCACTTCTAATTCTTTTTTTCTCTGTTTAAGATATTCTTCATTTTGCTCTATGTCTTTCTGTATAGACTGCATTTCTTTTATTTTATTTGCAAGTTTATCTATATCATTTGTTTTATCTAAGATTTCCGTTTGGTCCTCTTCGAAATTAATTTGATTCATCTAGTTCTCCTTTCTCGAATAAATTGATATGAATCGGATAATATTTTCTTTCTTGTTTGTCCCATTTAAGTAAATTAAATTTACCATTGGTAATATCAGAAACAATTGAACATGCAACCCCAATGATTGCAGGATCTCCTGTTAATAATAAATAATCTTCCGTGGTATAATCTTTTAAACCTTTTCTTAATTTAAAGATTAAAGGACCTGGAGAAAATATCATTTGTGAAAGTTCGGGTAGTAAAAAATTAAACTTACCATATTCAGAAGCACCCATAATATTAATCTTAGGTTTACCTTCTTTAGTACCTGCAATCTCTTGTATTACATATACAATTGGCGTCTTATTTTTTCTACTTTCTTCCATTGACATTACATATAAGATATCCTATATATTAAGTCAAGTAGAAAGAAGAAAAAAATGAAATATAAATTTAAGACAAAACCATATGGTCATCAATTGACCGCTTTGGAAAAATCCTGGAATAGGGAAACCTATGGCTATTTCATGGAAATGGGAACAGGTAAGACCAAGGTTCTCATTGATAATGTAGCAATGCTTTATGATAAAGGAAAAATAGATGGTGCACTAATTATTTGCCCTAAAGGTGTTATGGGAACATGGTACAGTCAAGAACTACCCGCACATTTACCTAATCATATAGAAAATATGGCTGTTTTATGGCAGCCAAATATCACTAAAGAAC